TCTGCCCATGCTTTGAACTCTTTAAGACCACCAAAGTCCATGCCCCAATTCTTTTCGTCTAAGGTATCACATTCAAAAATCAGTTTGATACCGATCGAATAACCGTGAAGTAATGAGCAATGACTGTGTGTGGCACGCCATTGTCTAAAGCAGCAACTAAGACCTCTGTCGTTGCCATATGTTTTTGTTGAGTAATATTTCGCCATCTCTTGCCTCCTGTAAAAATAAGCGAGTAAGTTTGATGACACGCAGAATGTTTAAAGAGGGATGAGCGTCATGTAAGGCCTCTATAGAACTATTGTACTATACTGTTATTTACTATGTCAAGAACTCTGTCGAGATAATTGTGATCGCGAAAACGAACATTACCTTTACGCCAAGAATCAGGAGGAGTCCACGAATCGTGGTTCAAACAAATAAAATTATGATTTTGAAAATGATCAAATAATCGAGATATTTGATAGATCCAAAATGCTGGATCGACTGAATGTGAATCTTCTCTGGAATAGTTTGCTGTACCTTTATAGACATTGTTCACTAGATCGTCGTTGCTATAGAGATCGAATCCGAGCAATACAACTTCTGAAGAAAGATGACATCCGAGCAATACTGCATATGGCCCAGACCCCCAATTAAAATCATCGTCGGGCTTGGTGTCGCCGTTGACCGGAAGATCCGGCAAGGGATTTAAGTTTCCCATATATCGGAGATTTGTATTCATCCAACGCTGTCGCGTATATATTTTAGTAGAAGTTAAGTTAGGATTCTGCAGAGATTCTTGAGCCATTTTTTGATCGCAACATACCAAATGGTCAGTGATATAATCTCTGTGTATGGCATTACAGCCTACAGATATAAAACTTTTTAAATAGGGAGATAGATCTAGATTTTTACGGCTTTCGCCGTTGCCAATAATCAAAGCAGGCACATCAACCTCTTTCTTTGATTTCTCCAAAAGGATACCAAGAACCTGGGCTACCTGCTCTTAAACATACCCAGCCAACATAACGTCCAACTGTGGGATTGGAATTCCAAATAATATCGCCCACGGTATAAGTGCCAGACATTGGAGGTTCTGATGCATACATCTGGATATGATTGTTTAGCCTTACTGCTCCAGCTACATGAAGGTCAACAGCAGGATCTGGCGTGGCAACTCCGATGCTTAGTTTACCGTGAACACGAGCTTGTATAGCAGCCTTGTTAGGATTTCCTAAGTCGATGTTGCCGTTACCACTGATGCTGATCCTGGCGGTATTGTCAGTCACGATATCTAAGCCAACACTAGAATATGTTCCAACTAACCCATTTCCTGATTCAGTAGTACCTAGCATAACTTCGATGCTGTCTTCCATGACGCTGAGGGCAGCATTTGGACTTTCTGTACCTAGACCTAATCTATCAGATGCTGCGTTATAATGCAAGTATCCGTTAATCACCATTGAACCGTCGATGATCAAACCTCTTAAGCGACCCAGTTCTTGAAGGTTACTTTTAGTAACTGATTCACCTAATTCATTCTCTGAAAGCACTCTTACATTATCGATAGAAATATGTCTATTTCTAGCTAGATCGATATTTTCAGAACTAAAAAATCTATCAGGATTTCCGTTGAAAACTAATTGTTTGGTATAGCCTTTACCGGTAAAGATAAGGCCTTTACCGTAATTATCTTCGGCTTTTTTAGCACGAAACTCGAGAAATCTAAGATCGTTAATTACGATATCTTGAGATGACTGTTTCTCGGCGAGCTCTTTGAGAGCCTGTGCAATAACATCGATTTGGGTAGCAGTTTGATCGTTCATAACGATATTTATCAAACTGCTACCAAACTACATCATTGAACTTTCAATAAGATAGTGTCTTCGTTGATACGTCCGTTGAGCTTAATATCTACTGCTTTAATGTCCTCTAGGAACTTGCGCAAAGCCACTTTACCTGCCGCTTTGAACTCTTTGAGCTGTTCTTCGGGCTTACGCAGGGTTTTTTGTACGGATTTAATCTCATCAAACCCTGTGACACTGGTACCTTTAACGCTGAGTTCGTTGAACTCTCCAGAAACATACTTGCCCAATTTGCGAGTTTTTACATTAAAAACCCATAGTTCTTTGGCGCCTACGATATCTGTAGGGTTAATAGAAACCAGTTTGAGCTTGTCGTCCTGCTTCATATACTTGATTTTTTCTACGATTTTTTCGACAGGTTTAGATTTCTTAGCACGAGGCTTACGATTGATCTTGGCTTCTTGCATCAGCATATCACAGGCCGAAAGGATTTCTTGATAAAAAAGAACAATCTTTTTCACTTGAGCTTTGTTTAAATGGCTGTATGCTTCTTTAAGCTGATCGCATTTACCTTCTTGAAGTTCGAGATATTCGTTGTACTGACGCTGATAGAAGTCTTTGATAATTCGAGCGTGGGCTGCCTTGGCCTGCTTTCCTCGAAGAAGATTCAGCATCTTAAATGCTTTGGGGTCAAATGCCTCCGGATCAATCACGAATGATTCTAGAGCGTCTTCAATTTCTTCAGTCATGCCAAATGTAGCTTCTCGAACACGATCTTGGATTGATATCACAGGAGCGGCGGCTTTCTCATCTACAGGCTCTTCCGGCTCATAATCATTTTTTCCTTCTTCAATGATTTTAGAAATCTGTGATCCTAGCCATTCTGCGGTATTACGACCTTCGTTGAAATCTGCACGAACTGGGGGCATACCGCGAAGCAGATTGGCTGCAATGGCTCCCATAGTACCGTTGCAACGAAAATCTTTAGTATCCTTAAAAGCCTTGATTTGATCTTTAGTATAACCGTTAGCACCCATCCAATTAATAACTTTGGGCTTGAGATCGCGTCCGTTAAATTCTACGCGATAGTATTCCATGGCAATTCGGAAATGGCGGTTAAACTGATCTGCATTCCAAGTTTCGTGTCCATCCCATTTTGGACTCATGTCACGACCTTTATTAGCTCGTGCTTCAGCCAAATGCTTAGATTTGCTTTTAGTAACAGCCATTGAATGCTCCTTAATTAGTTAATATAGTTATTATACTATCAAATTAATCAATTGTCAACCGTTCGATTTCTTCGTAATCACCGTCACCAGTTTCACGACAAATCCAAACTTCGTCGGCACCTTCATTTAACGTTTTCTTAGCCAATGCCAACGCTTCTTTTTTACTTTTGGTGGTTTCAACCAATTCTTCGTGTCCGTCAACGTCGGACCAGACCTCATAGAGTTCCCAGGTCATTTTAGTTCACTTTTCTCCTATTGTGTTAAAAGTTTTCCCAATCTCCACCAGGCGCCACCGCCCAGCCAAGACGTTGGAGATCATTCCGGATCTCGTCGGTTATGCGGCCTTCCGGCACGTATTTGTCAACTATTGCCAAACGGGCTTTTTGTTCTTCAGTAAATTCTTCATCCTCTTTTGCAGGAGCATAGATTCCAATATCCCGGATACCCGAACAGTACCAATCGATGTAATCTCCCTTTTCCTGCATATCGGCGATTATTCCTCCAGCAGAACGCCATGAACATCCCCATTCCTCCTGTTTAAGAATAGGAATAACATCTAGTTTAATAAATCCATTATTGCACATAGCCGCATATAAATTTTGAGCATAGTCATCTCTGGTGCGAACTTTCTCCAAAATCCAATCGGTGGTTAGGAGATCGTATTCCATATTGTTTATGCGACTTTCGGGATCGTTAAATTTGGTATTATGATCTTCGATTACCTTTTCAAACCAATCGAGGTAATCTTCGTTGACGGGTTCGTTTTTTTCAGCCTGGCGCTTGACATAACCTTTCTTTTGGAAAGAGTGTCGATCAGGGCTTTTTGAAATCTTTGACATCTTGTATTGCGGATTTGAGAGTTTCTGCGTAGTTAAGAGCTTGTTGCTCAGTCATGGCTATAGTGGATTCTGTTTTGACATAACCCTTGGTCCATACTGTCCAAGTGAGTTTAAGGCGAATGAAGAACCCATTCCAAATATCTTTTAAGACCCAATCAAGTTCTTGCAGATAAGGATTGTTGATATCATAGCGTTTTTTGATAGATTCCGACCAATAGTCAGTTTTAACGGTAACATAGGTGTTGACGTTAATACCGGTTTCCGCAGCTTCAACTTCAAAGTCAATGCTGTGATCGTCCTGACCGCAACCACAGACAACTTTATAAAACTTCGAATCTCCAAAATCGCTGGTCTTCATAATACCTTCTGCTGGTTTTTCTGCTTTCATAATTAAAAAGTTTTAACCTCGTCTTTATTGTTGTAGATGCTTTGTACCATTTTTTGATAATCTTCTTCACTGAGAAACGATCTATAAAAGGTCAAACCTTGTATAACCATTGTAGCTGCTATTTCTAATGGATCGTGTTCTTCAAGCATGATACCGTTAAATGCCATGTACTTTCTATATAAATCGTCAGTTTCGTTAAATGTCATATTATGTCCAAAGAGACTGGCGTATTTTAATCAAACGGATCATCATAGCTTCGTCTTCTGCTTCGTATTGTGCTTCCAATTCATGGCTCTTGTCAAGAGCTGTTTTACTCATTTCTGCTTCTTCCGGAGTCTTATCTTCAAAGTCGAAAAAGTCTCTTCCGTTCTTTCTGCGTAGTTCACAGTAAGCACTCCATCCGCTAGCATCCATAGGATCAGGGCGTTTTGGGTAGACTTCTTTCCACCAACGATATAGTTCTAGGATTTCTTTAGCAGCTTTAGCTTGATATGTAGGTTGACCGTAATCTTCGCTGTCTTTAGTAACGCCCATTCCTTCGTCGACCTTAAGACCGCTGGCCCAGATTAAGTATTCGATACCTGCATCTGGACAACGCCAAGTTCTCCAGCGTAGCCAACCACTGCGCCACCAGGGTGTTTGATATCTTTTTCTAGCATCACTATCCCACATTACGTGGTGCCAAGCCTGTTCTACTTCAACAAAATCAACCAGCTCATTGAATAAGCAAGGCAGAAAGCGGTTCCCCACGTCGCGCCACTCGCCACGCGGTATGTCGCGGGGATGAGCGGTAAGAGCATGAGTACGAGAAACCCAGCGGTTGTTAATGTAATATCGAACATCGTTGATCCTTTCGGGAATATAACACCATACGTCTTGGATCTTGTCTAGACCTTCTTCAGCAATCCAAAAACGAATTGGATGTTTTCTTTGAGCTTCTTTTTTCCAAGTAGCCCAACCTTTAGATGTTTCGGCAGACGGTTTCATGGTACCGCGTATCCAGTCTGCAAATTTTGAGCAAGTCCAATAATCTCTCATGATAATTTTCTGTTGTCGAACACTTTAATTATATGAGATTTCTAAAAACCTGTCAATATGTTTGTTTTTTGAATCGTTTTATTTGATGAGATGTTGTGCTAAAACCATGCAGCTAATCCAGACCCAAATCGTATTGAAACCTACTAATGTCGGTAATAATTTTTTATTACTGGCCCAAATCAGTGTAAGACTAGTAACTAATGTTAGAAAAAACAACCACCAGATCTGTATTCCAAAAATAAGTCCAGGTACAATAATCACTGCTTTTGCAGCCCAGCTAAGGAATTCAACGATGTTGTAATCTGTCCAATATTCTCGAGTGAACCACATACCGTAGCATTCTTTGATTTTTTGCCATTTTGAATGTGCATACACTACAGCGATTAATATGAAAAATGCAATATTAGCAAAAATTAGTTGTTCGATAGTCAATTAAAATTTCCTTTGATATCCTGCTAAATTTAGCATCATTGAATATTGTTCGTAGGCTTTTTGAACAGCAGGATTGGTGTTGCGATAAAAAGATTCTTCTCGCTCTTTATCCATTAGAGTTTGAAATAAGTCAACTTCCCTGTTGGTGTGATGTTGCCATTTAAAAAATTTACGTTCTAAATCTATCAATGTTTGCAGGCGACTCTCCGGTATCTCTAGAGTAATAACTTTTTCAGTTTCGTATTCTACAACATCGTTTCGAATAATATCAGCACGAAAGGGATCTGTGAAAAATGTAGGAGGATGATACCGTGCTCTACGCTTTTGATCGTTTAGGACACGAACCTCATAGTTTTCGCAGAATCGTTTTAATTCTTCATCCATTAGTGATTCCTTGCACCCTGGAATACGCAAATAAAATAAAGATTTTCTTTTCCTGTATTATGTACCCGATGAAACACACCATCTTTAATCAATACAGTATCACCCGGATAAACATCAAAATGATCATCGTCGAGTTCCATTCTGCCATTTCCTCGAATAAAGAAATAGACCTCTTCTTGTCCTTCATGACGATGTCCACCGGTTGATTTACCGATATTAAGATCAGTAGAACTAACTATTAGATTTTGTAACTCTTTATTATCTCGGACAACATATCGGTCATCTTTTTTGACGACCTCTCCGCCGATATCATATGCACCGTATTTCATTTTTGAATAAGACTTTCTGTCATAGGAAAAATTGCAGCGATAGCTTTGGCACAAGCTAATGCTACCAGTTGGTGTTCTTTTTGAGTACCATTGCCAGACCGCAGTTCAATAAAATGTACCCAAGAACGTAGTGTACCGTTCATGTAAAGTTTACTTTCGATTAATCCCTCAGGAAGAACAGCACGAGCCTGTTCTTTGGCTATGCCCTGATCGATAGCCCACTGGTAGGCCATCCTTGCTTCTGTAATGACATTGTTCTGTCTAAGTTCCCATTCTCTCTGTAGGCGTTCATCATCTGTTTCGACTGAGTTCTGTCTGTTTTTTGGGTCTTGAAGTCGTGCTTCTCGCAGTACGAACGAGAGATCTTTAGTAGGGTCAGCATATCGCTGACTGAACTCTTGGAAGCTGAAACTTCTGTGTCTAAGGATTTGTCTTGCGATATCTCTTGTGGTTGTGATTTCCACGCAGGCCGAAACCATTTCAAGGGGGCTCCAGTGTGCGTGTTTAACAAGATATCGTATAAGCTTCTCTGATGTCTCTGTATTGAATTGGTTTGATGGATTTGAGACACGGGCGCAATACGCGATGAGTTCCTGCGCATCTGCGATACCCATATCTGCAAATTCTGATGTTGGTTGTGAATAGGATACAAGTTTAACATTCATTTATAACACTCTTATGAAATTGTTCGGTTGTAGGTATTTTTCTTTTACATCTTTACGTACAAATAAGATATCAATCTGTAATAAAGTGTCTTCGCCTATATGTACCTCAGTGAGCTCTACAGGGATAAAGTTTTTTGATTTAAAATAATCTAGATAGTCTTGTATTTTAGGAGCACCTAAATTATATTCGATGATAGGACATTCTATATGTATTAGACTGACTTTGTCAATAATCGACTCACAGCCAGACAGTATGTCTAATTCTGATCCTTGCGTATCGATCTTGATAAGATCGGGAATAGGCAATTTATGTGCCTCGATGATCTGATCGAGAGTATAAGAGGGCAAATCTATAGAGTCTTGCTCATCATACCATTTAGTAGTTTCTTTATAATAACTATCCCCGGTGTTGGTTCCGTTATAAAACTTAACCACACCCTTACCAGGACTACTCAATAATGCAGTAAAGAAATAGAAACCTGATTGTGATAGAATCGGAATGTATCTCTCATTGGCTTCGAAAAGAAAAAATGTCGAATCAGTAAGGCAATTTTTTTTAATTTCCGAACTCCAAGAACCTATACAAGCTCCGATGTCGTAGACAGTATCGATAGCGAGCCCGTTATCGATCATTCTATTTAAAATATTATATAATTGTGTGCTCACTGATCTTCTTCCTTGGGCTCATCGAAACAAAGACTTTCCATAGTCTTATAGTGCTCGTAGGCTTTTTTTAAAGCTTCGAATTTTTCAAGTTTGGCCGGATCTGGAACAAGAATAGATAATCTCTGTTCCATTTTGTTCATAAATTCTTTTAGGCTTTTACCGTCAACTTTGATATCGGTACCCGGAGCCATTTCGATTCCATTATTGCTAATGGTTACCTGAGTAGGATTAGGAGTCCAATTGTATGAAGAGGTATAGGATATTCCGCCTGATCCACCACTGCCTGAGGGAATAGTTATAGTTCCTACGTTTGACCAACTGGGATCTAAAGTAATAGTATCGATGCCGCTCGAACTTATCATGTTGTCAGTAGCGGCATCGTAATTACCAAGATCTATCGTTATATCGTCTAATGTAAGAGTCGGTAGATCTTTATCGTTCATTTTACGCTGCCTTAGCTTCTTTGCGAGCGTTCTTTTCCTCTGTAATTTCGTTTCGACGTGATTTGATCAGTTTGGACATTTCTTGAAGAGCCTTACGAGCTCGAGTCCCAGCTGCGCCATTGCCTGATGTGAATTTTGTATCTTCTGCTAAGAATGTTTCCATTGCTGCTTTGAGTTGTTCTACTGTGTTTGACATAATTTTTCCTTTTAGTTATGCGTCATTTACTTATAAAGGTAAATGGTGTGGTCGGTAGGATTCGAACCTACAAAGGCTATGTCTAAGACGGCGCCCCATCACCAGCTATCCAATTAAGGGTAAGCGGCAGGTCTGCCTTGTTCCACTCACGACCACAAGTATATTATATAACCTAGTTTAATCAGAGTCAACAGACAAGTGATTAAATATTAGCATATTATGACAACCAATTTTAAATCAATACCATTTCAAGATATCGTACGGTTCGGTCAAAGGACTATGTTAGATCGACCTTTATTTTCGGTAAGCTGGATATTAGGCCGTTTCTGTAATTACAATTGTTCCTACTGCTGGCCTTATGCTAGATCGGATAAATTGGATTACGATACCCTAGAAGTTTATAAAAGAACCATAGACGAAATTAAAAGACAGGCTAGAGAAAACGGATTTACTGAATTCCATTGGAGTTTCAGTGGTGGCGAACCTACAGCTTATAAAGATCTAATAAATCTTATTCAGCATTTAGACGACGGTCCTCAAACCCCGTATCAAAGCATACACATGACAACTAATCTCAGTCCCGGAAGCAAATGGTGGAAATCTTGGTGTACATCTACAGAAATGCTTCAGCGCAGAAGTGTTACCGCTAGCTTCCATGACGAGTTTGCCAAAGAACAAGAATTCGGAGATAAATGTCTACAGCTGATGTACGAACAGGTATACGTAACTATTAATCAAGTAATGGTACCAGAAAGATTCTATGATCTGTATGAAAGAATGGAGAGACTTTATCAGAGAGGAATTAATGTTACATTAAAGCCTCAAAGCGATCCAACGGCTAGTCATTTAGTAGAAGGATACACCGATGATATGATTGAAAAAATGCAGACAGGTTTTCCGCAACAGGCTCTCGGAGAAGAATTATATCAGATAGCACTTTATGATGCACAAGGAACTGAATATCTATTCGATCAAGCCGAACGATTTAATGCTTTCGGTTTTAACAAGTTTGACGGGTGGAATTGTAATTCTGGATTCCAAAGTGTTATCATACGCAGCGACGAGGTAAAAAGATCATATAGTTGCCACGATATGAGACTAGGGACTCTGACTAACGGATTCCAGTTATTTAAATCGCCAACTATGTGTACGACACCTAGTTGCTTTAGTTCAGCAGATAGCAAGATACCGAAATGCAAATAGACCTAGAACATTTACACTATTGGATGTGTGCCATCCGTGAAAGCAAAGATCCCATGCGTACCCTTGATGCGTTCTGGAGGGGTCAAATGCAGAGTAAAGAATGGTTAGTTAAAACTCTAGAATATGTGATATATCCTGAGCGTAACAAAACTATGGAGTTTCCTGTTACCGTCGACATCCACGGAGGCTGGGTAGGTACACTTTCTAGCATGTTGTTTCAAAGTGATATTCCTATTGATCACATTCGCAGTATAGATATAGACCCAGAATGTGAATCTGTTGCTATCATGATGAATAAAAAAGAAGAAATAGAAGGAAGGTTTCGTGCTATAACTGCCGATATGTGTTCCATAGACAGCGATGCCGATATAATCATTAATACTAGTTGTGAACATATTACACAAGAACAATATGAATCGTGGATATCTAAAATACCTAATAACAGTCTCGTGGTATTACAAAGTAATAATTACAATATAGAAGAGCATGTTAGAATAGCTAGAGACTTAGAAGAATTTAAAAAACAATCTAATATCCATGTTCTATGGGAAGGCGAAATGGAAATGCCTTTGTACAAAAGATTTATGATCATAGGAAAAGTAAATGTATAAGTTTGACGAAATCGGTGTGGTGCATGTAGAACTTAGTTCTAATTGTCAGGCAAAATGTCCGATGTGCGCAAGGAACCATCATGGCGGTCTAGAAAATCCTCTTCTAAAGGTTTCGGATATTGATCTAGCATTAGCCAAAGAAATTTTTAATTTTGAATTTATGAATCAGCTGCACACTATTACGATGTGCGGAAACTACGGAGATCCCATACTTCATAAAGACCTTATTCCTATTGTCGATCATATGGCCACCGCCAATCCGGAGATCAGAATAGATCTACATACCAACGGAAGTGCTAGGTCCATTAGCTGGTGGAAAGAATTAGCTCATACCTTGCCCAAAAATCATTTAGTACAGTTTGGTATCGATGGCCTAGAAGACACTCATCATTTATATAGAATAGGTACAGACTTCAATAAGATTATTGAAAATGCATCAGCATTTATAGGCGAAGGGGGTCGCGCTCGTTGGAATTTTATCACATTTAAACACAATGAACATCAATTAGAAACAGCCAGACAAATGGCCAAGGATCTAGGCTTTGAAAGTTTCTACGAAAAGCAGACCAGTAGATTTATAGGAAATCCTTACTTTGAAGTCTATGATAAAAATGGAAATGTTACACACAAATTAGAAAATCCTACCGAACAAAAATTAATTTTTATTGATAGAAAAACTGTTGAAAATTATAAAGAATTAATTAAGCAGGCTAATATTGTCTGTGAAGTTGAAGGAACAAAAAGCGTATATGTTGATGCATTAGGTTATCTTTGGCCCTGTTGTTTTGTAGGAGCGGTTCCCTACATTCATGCTAAACCTGAACAGTTGGTTTATAATTATCAGCAGGACAGTTATTCAAACTTTATGAGAGTAGTTAATCAATTTGGCGGTATGGAGCAATTTAATTTGAGAAACAGAACGATAAAAGATATAGTTGATAGCATTGAATGGCAAACGATCTGGAATGAAGAATTTAATACCAAGGGATTACCTGTATGCGCCAGAACCTGTGGAAAATTTCCAGAACCTGTTGTGAGTCAATGTAGAGATCAATTTTTAGATCTAGAGGTTTTTAATGAATAAAGTATTCTGGCTCCAACCCGAAAATACGCAATTAGGTAACTGGCAGAAGCAGATTACAGAAATATCCGGTAGTCCTAGTTTTTGTGTATTACCGTGGATACACCTAGCTACAAGACCCAACGGTGACATGCGCATTTGCTGTGTGGCGAATGCCAGCGGCGCAAATACAGGAGATTACTCTGTTGGGTTGGTAAAGATGGAAGATGGTAAGCCTGCTAACTTTGGACACAATTTGCCAACTGAGGCTTTCAACAATGATTACATGAAGTCTGTAAGAAAAACAATGTTAGCCGGCGAAGTTCCTGCTAGTTGCTTAAAATGTTATGAAGAAGAGCAACAAGGTATTGCCAGTAAACGTATATGGGAAACTGGCACGTGGCATTACGATAATGTCGATATTCCTAAACTCATAGCTAATACAGAAGAAGATGGTAGCGTACCGTATAGATTAGAATACTTAGATCTTAGATTAGGCCATACCTGTAATTTAAAATGTATCATGTGTAGTCCTCATGATTCTAGTCAGTGGGTAGCAGACCATAAAAAAGTATTTCCTATATTCCAAAGTTCATTGATTAAAAAACAAATGACCTGGGATAGAAAAGAATTTAATAATTTCTGGCACGAGAATCCGGATTTCTGGAAAGAAATTTATGATCAAATTCCTAATCTAAAACAATTATATTTTGCTGGCGGCGAACCGTTAATGATTAAAGAACATAGATTGTTCTTAGAAGAAATTATTCGTCAAGGTTATGCTGATAAAATTAGTTTAAGATATAATACCAACGGTCTATTAGTTGACGACGATATTATTGAAATATGGAATCAATTTAAAAAAGTAAAAGTTGGAGTAAGTCTCGACGGGATGGGAGATCGAGTACACTACATACGTTATCCTACAGATTGGGAAGTAGTAAAAGCTAACCTAGAGAAGCTGGATAATACTGCGGAGCACATTCATTGTAATATTGCATTGGCCGTGCAAATTCTTAATATCAAACATATTCCTGATTTCATTAAATGGAAAGTTAGCAGTAATTTTAAAAAACTAAACTTTGAAAAAAACGTTGCAGGCCAGACAAACGGAGGCGGATTAATTGGAGTTCATCTCTTATGGATACCCACCTGGCTAAGTCTTCGTGTATTACCTAAAGAAGATAAAGAAGAAGTACATCGTTTATTTGATGATCTTAAGCAATGGTTATGGAATAATTATACACAAGACTCGGAGTTTTGGGAAACTAATCCCTATGGTTGGAAACGTTGGGAAGGTATTTTGGAATGGATGGATGCTGAAGATCACACCAATCTCCTACCAGATTTTAGAGAATATATTTCAACTATGGATGCACATAGAGGACTAGATTTTAAATCAGTATTTCCCGAACTAGCACATCTTCTATGACTCATCCGATAAAGATTGTTTCAACGCAGAAATCTAATATATTAGAATTAAGATGGATGCCTCATAATCTCTGTAATTTTAAATGTAGGTATTGTTTTCCTGGATCATTCGAGGGTACAGACAAAGCGCCGACAGATGTAGAGTTAACAATTAAACATTTCAATCATCTAATTAACTACTACAAAAAACATGCAGGAAAAGATCAATTTCACATAAAGATATTAGGCGGTGAACCTACACTATGGAAAGGTCTTGAACAATTTATACTAGCCATGAAGAAAGAACATGATACTTATATCAGTATTATTTCTAATGGATCTAGGACTCTACGCTGGTGGCAAGAATATGGACATGCTATTGACGATGCGGTATTGTCTTTGCATGTTTCACAGGCCAACCTAGATCATCATATAGAAGTGGCTGATACTCTTCATGCTCTTGGAAAGAAAGTTACAGCATTGGTATTAATGGATCACGAAAACTGGGATAACTGCGTAGCCGCTGTTGAATATCTTAAGAAAAAAAGCAAATATGATTGGGTTATACAGGCAAAGGAACTAGTGGAATGGTCCGACGATGCAGTTATTTCTTATACTGAAAAACAGAAAATATATCTCAAAGATGAAATAAAGAGAGCTCCTGGACTCTTTTGGTTTATAAAAAATAGACATCTGTTTTCAAACGGTGTTATTAGATTCCATGAAAGCAAAGGTTGGTTGGATAACGGTAAAACTATAAAAGGAAAACCTCAGGTCTATATAAACAACAATTGGAATAATTTTAAAGGTTGGAGTTGCGATATAGGACTTGAGTGTGTTTTTGTTGATTCACAAGGTTACATAAAAGGATCTTGTGGTCAAACGATTTACAATCTAGATTTTCAATATAATATTTTCGACGATAATTTTATTGAAAAGTTTCAACCAAAATTGTTACCATCTATCTGTGCTATTTCTAAATGTACCTGCCAGCCAGAGACACACATATCAAAGTTTAAACTTAGTCAAGGGAATGTCAGCAGCACAGGTACACCAATCTCTGGTACATATAACAGGATCTTTTGGAACAATAAAACTTCCGGTGTAGATATTACCTAAGCTACCTCCTACCCTACAGGTAGCACGATGCACTTCACCGTCCCAATTAATCATCAAACTTTCAATACCGGCATTACAAGACCAGTCTTTGAATTGATTTAGGTGTAATTTGATTACATCATTGGCATGCATTACTTTGTCATCATCTATTCTAACATTAGGTTTGACAGTGGCATCTTGTTCTAAAATCCACTGGAGATCATTTCCGTTATATTTTAGATCGTCAAATACATTATGATCGCCTTCGGTCCAACGTATTCTTCGAACCGCAAACTTAATTCCAACTTCTTTAAACTGTTTCACAACCTTACGAACATTATCCATATGATCGTGGTGAGCCATAACATTAACAAAAAAATCAATTTCTGTTCCGTCGTAGAATTCGTTAATGGTTCTAGCCACACGCTGCCAGTCGTGTTCAAAATGTAGACTAAAAACAATATGATTAATAAACATTTCGTGTTGCAGATACCAACGGCTAGACCTAGTTCCATTGGTAGTTAAGTTAATCCAGAATATACCTTTTCTTTTGCAGTATTCTAATAGATCCTCAAAGTCTGGATGCACACTAGGTTCCCCGCCAGTAAAACTTAATCTTATAGGTTTTCCTATCTCTACTAATTGATCTATAGTTTTTTCTAAAACATCTATCGGCGTATGTGGACTAAAATTATCATGTATTTCCTTGGGACAATAGGTGCAATCATAATTGCAACGTTTGCCTATATTCCATTCAACTTTAATCTGATCTTGATGCGGCCAAGAGCTAGTTAATTTATACATAGTCTTTAAATTCTGGGGTTATATCTGTAAAACTTTGATCTCTAGATTTATCTAAACGACGATTGAATTCGACACAGTCTTGCCATAGATAACTTTGATCTCTTGCTTTTAAATAATTTATATTGTCTTTAATCTGTCCTAGCGTATAAGGCAATAGTTGCGGATACTTTTTAACAAATTTAAATTCAGGCACACGTAAAGATACCTGTTCTAGTCTCTCTATAGCTATTTTTCTTAAGTCAGAAGGAATAACCTGTGCAGATAAAAGTTTAGGATATTCTACTCGATGAGTATGAAATACGATTCCTAAATCATCTAAGAAGTATTCTATCATTTTGTCAAGTATTAAAACATTACTAACCTGTACTGTGACTGCTCCTACAATTCTACTGATATTAGGAATAGTCTGGATCTGTTTTATATTATTAATCAATTCGGCCCAAGATGCGTTTCCTCGAACATATTCGTAACTAGATCCAATGCCGTCTATGCTAACATTTACAGCGATACTTTTGAATTTAGGCCAGTATTCCCAAATAGTGCGATTACTTTTTCCTAACATACTTAGATTAGTAGCATACTTAATTTCTATCTGATGACCATAAGGTGCTAGCATGTCTAAGATTCGATAGTGTTGCGGATCCATTAAAGGCTCACCGCCTGCAAACTCTACACGACGGAAGTAAGGTAATAATTTTTCTAAACTGGCCCACCATCTAGGATCGTCTTGAAATTTATCTAAAAAAGGTTTATTTTCTAGATTATGTTCTTCTACTATGGCATACATGATGTTGCCTTCCTTCTTATAGAAGTCCTTAATTTCACTCCAGTCGTTCCAAGAGGTACTGTCCATTGGATGACACATACGGCATTTTAAATTACAGAGATTATTCAATTTTAGTTCCATAGTAGGAATTTCAAATGGCATAGAATAATCTTTGCGTAGATTGTCCAAGGCATTAGGATAGAGGTTAATACGTGCTTCTGGGATATGTCCTTCTACGTGCCTCTTTCTTAGACTTACCACGCCCTGATCTTCTAAACTAAAACAAGGTTCGCATTCTGGTGGTCTTTCATTGTTAAGAACCTGCCTTCGAATACGTTTCATAGTTTCGTTGTTCCAGATCTCTTCTAATGGTTGTTGATCTATAAAGCCAACTGGGTGGCTTCGGCAACAGGCGCAAATGGCTCCGTCTTCTCTAGTGGCTAATCCTGTAAAAGGATGCATACAAAAAGTATTACTGGTTTTGTTCAATGGCCCATTTCCTTTCTTTACACCAGAAACAATTATTACAAATAGGAACGTATTGATTAGGTTTATAATTTGTATAATTTATATCTTTAAATTCTCCCTCACAACTTCTAGTTAAGTTAAAAAGATCCTCTAATCCTAATCTATAATACTGCTTTACTACCCAATCTTTTTCTACGAACCTAAAAGGATGTAAGGCCCACTTACCCATGTGTTGCATAATCTGTAGATGTTGATTTTTGTCAGTTGGTTCGATGTCTCGTTCTTTCATTCCTCCTAGATCTATTCCTCTAGGATTTCTTGTCACGGCATTATAGTAGGCATCGCAATCGTTTTGGTAACAGATGTATTCAGCAAATGCTCGAATTTCTATGTTGTCCCCGCTAACATTTTTTCCGTATTCATCAGTTAGGCTAGGACCGATGTTCCCGTATTCTAGTTCTGGCGCGATAAAGTTAGTATGCCTTCCAAAATTAATATGTGCAAAATATGTTCTTAACCAATTAAAGATTCTTAAACTATCGTAACCTTGCCAGGGTCTAGTTTTCCACATCCTCGTATGACTAATACAATGTACTGTAAAATTGTTTATCTTATGTTCTTGAGCTAAACAACAGATCAAATAGGCCAACAAGGCGCTGTCCGCACCACCGCTAAGGCTGATTGCTACGCTACGCCAGTCTGGATCGAAGGGTATAATAACTCCATCAATATCATAATGATTCATTTTCTAGATACCTCAATAGTGGACTAATTCCAATAGGTTGATTATTTCGCAATGCCAGGTAGATGCTGTTAGTAGGTGTTAAATTAAAATCATTGCATATTTTATAATAATTTTGCCCATGAGTATTCCAGAGATAGTCTGGCGGCAAGTTTCTTACAAAATGCAAACCTATCATTGCCAAGGCACGATTATTCATATGAAAGTCGTTCATGATAGAAATAGAATCTTGTTTAGGTTCTTTAATCCAACGTAAACCTATTCGATTCCATCCTAACCCAAGACCTTTACTCAGACTAATCCCGATAGACGCAATAGATGGATGACGAAAATCAAATGTAATATCGCGACAACAGGTAATCCAAGCCCCATCAATATGTACAGGAACGTTTTTATTTTCTGCTTCATAAAGTATTTCCTCCATGTCTCGATGAGGAGCACCTATACTCGGAAATGGCATAGCAATTATTAATGGAATTCCCGGAATTAAAGATCCTACATCTTTAAAAAACGCTAAACTTAATCTCTGATGATATCTATAATCATTGTGTAATACCTGTACAGGACCATCCATATAAAGATTGTCTATAAATTGAGTACACCCGATTATGATATCTTTTCTTGTATAGGATTCTAATCCTGTTAGCTTATTCAGATTACTAGATAAAATCCAATTTTCAACTTCTGTCTTAAATGAATCGTAGATCTGATCACTGATATCTGGATTTATTTTTCCTGATAAGACGTCTTGGATTATCAATTCTATTCGTCGATCTGTGAGAGGTGATGGCCTCTCAACTTCGGCATATTCTAAACTATAACTTGGTGCTGTGCGTATTCGTTCCACGTTTTATTTACGCTGTTATTAGCACCCGATAAATATTTTTCAATGAACACTGATAACTGGAACCCTTATTTTAAAATCAACTACGAAAATGGTAGATTGATCGAATCAAATTTAATTTATACTCCGCTAATCAATCCGGAGAATAATGTACTCTGTATGAATTTTGATCATACACACCCTTATCAAAATGAAGGGGTTAGAGAGCATCTACCGGAACGTCCGTATTACACAGAAGAAATGGTTAGATTTTTCTTCGAAAGAGAAATAAAATATCTAGAAGTTTTTAAAAATAAAATTTGGGCGCCGACAATATTAGATGTCGATTTCGCTGACCAGAAAATATTCTTACAATGGCCGGGTAAAAATTGTAATCAGATATGTTTTGGTGAAGGTGATTTAAACATAGAGTGTCCAAATTGGAAAGACCAGATGTCTGATATAATAAAGGATATCTATAATGAAGGATATTATAAAATTACTCTGTATCCTCATTGTTATTTTATCGAAGGCGGGATATTAAAAACTATGGATTTTTACGGTTGTATTGAACAACAAGATCCCTATATTGATTTTGAAAAGGTCAAAGGATTGATAAATGTTTCTGCTCATCGGTTTGAAGAAGCACTAGATGAAAATAAACGGCTTAACATCGAAATAATGTTTAAAAGATCGTTAACTACCTATGTACATTGGCCTGAAAATATATTGCCAAACCTTTATCAAGAATTATTCAATCATTAATTTTTTTCAGCTAAATCTAAACAGATAAGTATTAGATGCTAACTGTAACTGATAAAAAATTTCCCATCGAACCCCTGATCGAACAAGTTAAAAGTCTTGGCGATTTTGGTAAAAGTTTACTACTCAACGATTGTCAAGGAAAATTATTGTCTGGACCTTTTGTTACCAAGCCAGAATTTCAAAACACTCCGTTGGGCGATGTATTAGCATCGATCGATAATCCCGGAGAAGCTAGACTTTTAAGATTAACTCCTTCCGAAACCTATAGTGCTCACGCCGATCCAGATGATCGATATCATGTGGCCATCATAACAAATCCATTTGCTTACCTTTTAGATTTCACTAACGAAAAATTCTATCATTTACCCTCAGACGGATCTTTGTGGCATATGGATGCCGGAGTGGTTCATATAGCGGCTAACTTCGGACCTAGAGATAGAATACATCTTAATATAAGAATCCCATTACCGAAATTTCAATCTCCTGGATATCTGTTAAAATTATCAGGAGGAGATTATGATTGGAAACAAGAGTCATATATTGAGATTATGACCTTTTTCAACAGAGCTATTAAGTCTGGTAGCATTACTGGATTTGAAAAAGTCAATGATCGGGAAGTTTTATTAAATTTCACCGATATTGAAATATTAACCCCTTTCATAAGAAAATTAGAATCAAAGGGCTTTACTGTAGAGATAACCAAGGTATGATAGCATTTACTCCCATTGACCTTCCGTGTAAAATTCCAGATAGAAGAAAGCTAACTGATTATGTATTGAATAATTCTATCACTAACTTAGATTATACTTCAACTCTATGTATGGTAGCATCGAGAAATCCAGTCAACGATTGGACTGATGCTAGAGAAGTTTTTCCTGAATCTGACAGAGATTACAATCTTAGAGAAAATTATCAAGTGTATTATGCACCCGAATTTGAAAAACAGTTTCCAGAACTAGTTGATGTTTTGAAATTACTTCCTTATAAACAATTAATAGGTGCTGCTCTTAATCTGCACACTGATGTTTTACCTGCTCACAGGGATGATGTTGACATTACTAATCCTATGAGCCCTGAAAGATACAATATATTGTTAACTCCTCATTACAATAAAAGATCATTTTTTATTTCAAAAGAACAGAACGGAGAAAAGATCTATCCTTTAATTCCAGAAAATGCTCCAGTATATGCGTTCAATAACAAGGACATATGGCACGGTGCTGATATAATTTTAGATCAGAGAATTATTTTAGTCTGTGCAGGAATAATTGATAATGAACAACACGAATTCTTAATTAATAAAAGTGTTAAGAAGTTCGAAGAAGATGGTTATGTTATAAGGTTTTGAGATGTCAACTAAATTTATAGACAATTTTTATTCGGGTAAGTGGGACAGCATCGTAGATTCTTTAATGATTAAAGATGGTCAACGTGTGGCCTACGGAGAAGATTTTTATAGAAATGTAGATGGTAGGTTCGATGAGATTATCAAACTCTGGGAAGAAGCAGGTTACTCAGAAGTTGATACCGTTGAATGGATTAATTATTATCCTGAAAAAGATTTTCCTAAGTTAGTAGTTGAGGATTTTGAAAAGTTTATTGGATTAAAATGTGCTAGAGCCTGGATCAGTAGACTGCGACCCGGTAAGTATGCTCCTATCCATAGAGATATTGATGACGATATGGAAAAATATCTAGCGCAAGGAGAACTGATACGATACAGCGTTTTTATTTCACAGCCTTATGTTGGAGCAGTAGTGGTTGTTGGAGACAGTTGCTTTCATTGTGAACCATCAGGTAACACATATCGCTGGGATAATTTCATGGATTGGCATGCAGGCGGAAACTGTGGACTGCATGATCAGTTCATGTTTCATTTCTTAGGAGTAAAGAACAATGGCTAAGTTTATAGGCAACTCTAATCATATAATGAATTGGCCGGAACTAATGAACATATTGGAATCTACTCCTCCTAGAAACAGAGGAACAGAGCAAGATGACGATATTCACATTGACAATCCTAAAGTAGAATCGTTGATTAAAGTGTGGGAACGTGCAGGATATGTTTCAAGTCCTTCAGTAAGATGGATAGATTATTTGCCAGGAGAACATTTTCCAGAAGAGTATGTTACAAAATTCGGTGAATGGTTGAATGTTGAGCCTGCAGGCTGCTGGATTAGTGCAGTTTCACCTGGGCATCTTGTAGCATGGCACCCTGACTATAAAATGCCTGACCAAGAGGCTGAATTGCTATCTAAAGGAAAACCTAGACATTTCACCTGTCATATCTGCGAACCTAGTTTTGGTCAGGTCTTTATAGTTGATAAAGATGTTTTTTACAACGAAAAGCAAGGCAATACCTATCAATGGGACGATTGGCAAGATTGGCATGGTGGTTTGAATATGGGAACCAAAACAAAATATCTGTTTAATTTTTTCGGATGGCCTAAAGATGAAATCTAATTATTGTTGCGATTTAACGATTCCTGTTAAACACCCATTAAAAAATCCTGGAATATTAAATCAAACTAGCAATGATCCAGAAATTTGGTTTGCAGACTACGATAATGTATCAGAAGAATTTACCGGATGGTTAGACAGCTTAGGATTAGTGATGACATATCCGCCTTTGATATTTTATACTCCTAAAGGTAAACAATGCGGAATACATATAGACGGCGACGGACAACTTTTAAATCGTTGCACTATGAATTGGGTAGTCGATGGTGCGGGAAGTATGATGCATTGGTATTCTGTTAAAGAAGGAGAGACTCCTTTCGAAATCACAGAAACACAGGCAGGAACACCTTATGTGCAATATCATCCTAGACAAGTGAATCATTTACATAGTCAGCCGGTCAAATGGCCTTCTTTAGTTCAAGTTGGTATTCCTCACAACATACATAACAGTACATTCGAACCTCGCTGGGCACTGAGTTGTGATATCAGTTTAAAGTCAGATCCAGAAAAAGGTTTGACTATGGAACAAGCAATAGAGATTTTTTCAAAATGGATATCATAGAGCAGGCTAGAATTATTCTTAGAAAGAAAGAAATTCCTTGGTTAGAATTAGATATAAACTTTGATACTGATGTTTGGAAACAGCAGATATTAGAGGTAGAATCTTATTACCAAGAGTACAGAGAATCATCTAGTGCTGGTTGGAGCAGTTGTTGTTTACATGGTTTAGGTATAGACAAAACATATACTGCTGATAATTATGGTTATAACGAATACCAGGCACCTTATCAGTTTACTGACCTAGCATACCGAACTCCTGTAATTACAGAATTCTGGAAAAATAAGTTTCCTACTGAACGCTATTCAAGGATAAGATTTATGAAAGTTAGTGCCGGAGGATATATTGATTGGCACAACGACGGAGAAATACCAGATGGTATAGATCCTTTAGACTGTATATTACCTATCAATGTTGCGATAGTTCATCCTGTAAACTGCGATATGGAAATAGAAGGGCATGGTACTGTACCATGGGGAGAAGGAAAAATTATGTTGATTAATATCAGTAAGAATCATGCTGTGTTTAATCGTAGCAGTAAAGATAGAATACACATGATCGCTAATTTAATCTTGGGTAATAGAAAAGAAGAATTTTGTGATTTATTAGTAAGATCTTATAATAAAAATTATGGTAAAGTTTGAAAGCAATTCTCCTTCTAGAGATATAGTGTTTATATTCTTGGACAGAATATCTACATGTCAAACCCAATGGACTGCAGAGTTAATGAAAAACCTCAGTGATTTCGTTCTTACGAAAATAACATCTAGCGGCTTTGATGTTCTGCAAGGAATAGATGAGGATCAACTGCTGAAAGAAGCTGCTAAAAATTATAGTCATGCAGTGGTATTAAGTACAGGAACTGAGTTTATCAACGGAGATGAATTTTTTAATGCGGTCGAAGATATAGTATATGGAGATAAATTCTTCTTGATGGGACATATTCCCGATAGAGATGATGGCTATTATGAATTGCACGAACAATGTTATATCATTAATCTTGATATCTATGCAGAACTGGGCTGTCCTGAGGTAGGAAAATTTGCCTATTATTCTAGTCACCAGCAAATAGAACCATTGCGTAGTCAAGAAAACATACATGATGACTACACACCGCTATGGATACGTGCCGGATCACAATCAAAGTCCTATAAACACAAATGGCATGGTTGGAATATAATTAGTATAGGCTTAGCTAATAATCAGTCAATCCTTGTATTTCCAGATAGTATAAGAAATAATAAAAAGTTTTATTATCCTAACTACGAACCGAGTTTTATGTTAGCCAGCACATATCTTTACGGAAAAAATCAAGTGGCGGCACAGACTATATTCTATCCTCATAACACAGAAGAATTAGTTGAAATTGAGTTTCAAGGTCCTGTTAAGCAATTGATAATTCAAGCCAGTGGTTTGAATTGGATAGATTATTTGATCAGATATGGGTACGATGATAATACTGTTGTTAGATTCGTCGATTATAATCTCTTAGCATTAGAAACTATGAAAGCTATAGTAGACGGTTGGAATGGTTGTGATTATGCCCTATTCGTTAAACAATATCTCAACGATCGAGCTAGTTTTTTAAATAAAAGTGGTCAGGAATGGTTAGCCGATGGGGGAAGAATCGTTGATATAGATATTCCAGAATGGACTGATATTCAAAAGCGTGTTAAATTTGAATTCAGGCACGAAGACCTAGTGTTAAACAAAGCTCTTCCTGTAGAAGGTTGGTTAGAAAATAAAGATAAAACGATTATTCATCTTAGCCATATATTCAACTATGACCCTGCTGCACCTTTTGTTCCTCTCAAATATAGAATACAATCTAGAGACATGTTGATATCTAAAATACGAGATTTTCTTCCATCGGCTAAGATAATAATGATAGATGATCTTAAGCCGACAATGCCTACTTGGCGCATGAACGGAGACTGGAATGGAGTATGATGTAAACAGATTCATATATAAGGATTATATAAACAGTAAGATATCCGATCTTAGAGAAGAATTTCTAAACGTAAATGGTCTCGACACTAGCCAAGTTCCTTTATATCCTGCTGGTTCTTATGCGGAACTAGACATTCATAAGAAATGGAAGATGATTGTTATAAAAAATATGGGGGAATGGGATTTAGAAAATTCTGAAAAATATCCGGTGTTGAAAAATATAGCAGATTATCTAGGAGATAAGTGTAGAAGTATTGGCATTAGCATATTAGATCCTGGCGCAGAAGTACTACCGCATACAGATACCGAAGAAGGATTTGAAAATTATCTTATCATTCATGTGCCTTTAATTGTACCCGAGGGCGATTGTGGCTTTAAAGAAAATGGTATAGAAGGAAAATGGGTGGAGGGAGAATGCTTTATACTCGATGTGAGTTTACCACATTCTGTTTGGAATTTTACAGAAGATCCTCGAATAGTTGTATTGATAGAAGTATCCAAGGAAGGCACATATGAATTTTAAATCAATAGCGGTAACGGGACACACCAGTGGATTAGGCAAAGGAGTCTATGATTATTTTCAATCATTGGGTTATAATGTTAAGGGTTTTAGTAAAGATAACGGATTTGATATTAGCTCTAAAGAAAATGTCGATAGAATCGTCGAACTCACTAGGGACTGTGACCTGTTTTTTAACAATGCCTACTATCATTATCAACAGGTTGAGATAGCTAAATTATGGCAACAACAACATTGGAGTGATCAACATTACTTAATTAACACAAGTTCTTTAGCAGCAGAACCTTTGGCTGATATTCCTAGTAATGCTACATGGTTAACACAATACGGAGAAGAGAAATACGCAATAAACAAAATTAGTTGGCAAATAAATCACAGCGGTAGTAAGTGTAAAAGCATTGTGATCATGCCCGGCATTTGTCAAACTAATTTTTATAATCCCTATGACACACCCGAGCATAACGGTCTTGAATTATATCAAAAAGTAATGGAAACTAACAGCATCATTACTGTTGAAGATTTTGTAAATACCGTAAAGCTCTTGTTAGAAGCAATAAATCAAAGGAATTTTATTTCTAGCATTACAATACTAAATGGATACTAAAATGAGAAAAAGAATTTGGACAAGAAAAGACATTCCAGTTGCAGATGATCTTATGTCTTATAGGCAAGGTCTGATAGACGACTTTATGCAAGGATATTCTACACTAAAGGAAGCAGTCGATGCTCAATGTGTTAATACCATACAACCACAATATTTAAATTGTTCTATGGAAGAAGCTCTTAAGATGCTACTATCTAGAGATTCTGAGACCTATAAATGGTCAGGCAATTTTGATAATTGGAGGAGTGTATTAATTAGAAACGTCGTTGAACTAGACGGTGTGAGAACATTCGACGAAACTATTGACTCTGAATCTGCTAAACGATATCCTACAGCGATGAAACTGTTAGAAAAATACAGCGATTCTTGTTACGGAATGGTCTATAGTGCATTACTGCCGTACACTATCCTTAAACGCCACATTGGACCCGAGAACGTAGATGGAAAATATGTAAGAATACATATTCCTTTAATCGTACCCCAAGGAGATCTATTTCTAGAAGTTCGAGGCGAAGAAACGACTTGGAATGATTTGTTTGGATTTAATAATCAATTCTTGCACAGCGCACATAATTATACCAATGAATATAGATTGATTATGATTGTTGATCTATTAAAAGATAAGATCGGTATGGGGGATGAGATTTTTTATCACGATGAAAGTCAAAGCATTGGATTGATTCCTTTCGAACGGGGAACCATTAACGAGAATGTATGATAAAACAGCATATCGAAGAATGGATCGAACACCTTTCTACTAAGCAGATAATGCTAGGTGGATTTTCTCTCTGCCCTTTTGCGAAAAATTCAGAATATGAAATATTAAAAACAGACGGTAGTGATATAGATCCACCGCCCTGGAATTTCGAATTAATTATCTACGTTCTTCCTGACGATTATTCCGAAGTTGAATTAAAATCTATCGCCGACGAATATAATAAAATACTTCCAGATTTGATTTTTTTACCTGATCATAAAGATAGATATACAGAAATCAACGGAGTAAGATCTAACAACGGTAAGTATAATCTGATACTATGTCAGTGGAGAGATAATTTAAATGATGCTAGAGATAAATTATCTAAAACCAATTATTATTCTTTCTGGGACAATAGCTATTTAGAAGAGATATTAAACACATGAATATTTGGACTAACTGGGATCCGTTGAAAGAAGTTATTGTGGGAGATTGTTATTCTCCCGGAGATTTAGATTGGGCTCTAGATTCTGAAGCCAGAAATAAATTTAATATTATTTTACAAGAAACCAAAGAAGATCTTCAAAATCTAGCAGATTATATCAGCAAATTAGGAATCAAAGTTCACAGACCTAAGGTAACAAATTATGGTCATGACGTAGATCTAAAAAATTTTGTTGTCGTAAATCCCACAGCACCCCTGGTTCCAAGAGATCAATACTTAGCCTATGGTCATACAATCTATCAAACCTATACAAGTATGCCAGATAGATACCTCGACAGCGTTAATTACAACCATATATTTCAAGAATTGTTTGATAGAGGTTACAACTGGATTAGTCAACCTCCTCCTATATTAGAAACCTTAGTAGACAAATGGTGGGCTAACGGAGAGGATGTTTATCATAAACAACTGAAAGATAGATTACTATGGCATACTGCTACTATGTTTAAATGCGGAGACAAATTAATTACCAATTGTCGAGGGCCTGGTACCTCTGCAGGATTGATGTGGATGCAACGTAATGTGGAAAAAAATGCTATAGTCGATGTTGGTGATACACATCAGAGAGGTTGGGGACACATCGATCATGGCTGGTTTATGACCGATGATGAAACTGTTTTTTGTGTAAACTTTAATTGGGTTCCGGAACCGTTAAGAAACAAAAGAATTATTGCCCTGGAAAGTTTTTTTGAAAAGTTTGATGACGTAAAATTTATCACTGATTATCAAAGCACAGGCGGCAAATATTCCAATGCTTGGTTAGATAAATGGTTAACCGAATGGAAAGGATATGCGCAAGAAGTATTCTTTGACAGTAATGTACTAGTTCTTGATCCGCAGAATGTACTTTTTTCTAATGTACAACCTAAAATTTTTAAACTAATGGAGTCTCGAGGAATCAACTGCCATGTAGTTAAACAAAGACATGGACTGTTCTGGGAATCGGGAATCCATTGTTTAACACTAGATCTAGTTAGATCCGGAGAAAAGCGTTCTATAATTAACTAATGCTTGATATAATCTAGATTCTAATTGTTCTAGATACTCTAAATCGGCATTTAGTGGTATAGTGATCAATAGACCACTTCCGCCCTCGTTCCACATGCCTGCGTTTAATCCGTAACTAAACAACAATTGTTCAAAAGTTGTATCTACAGGTTTCTCAGTCAACAGATTCAAATTGTAAACTAAGCCATGATGGTTATAACTTTTGATCAACCTATCACTTTCTAATCTAGAAAATAAGTCGTTACTTTGTTTTTCTATAGATTTATAATTCTCAAATATACCTTCTCTCTCAATTACATTAAGATATGCTAATGTTGAATATATCCCACTGAGACTGAAACTGTAAGTGAATCCGTGACAAAATACCTGATCTTTGATTACATCAAAAATCTTATGTTCGACCATAGTAGCACTGAGCGGAAAGTATCCAGATGTTAACGCTTTACCCATGGTGAATATATCAGGTCTAACTAAATCTTTAAATCCAAAGAAGCTGCCAGTCTTACCGCCACACATGGCTATGTCGTCGACTATTAATACCACATCTAATTCACTACAACGTATTCTTAGATTTCTCCAAAATTCTTCTCCAAGATCTTTTAGTCCGTTTTGCCAACTAGCTGTTTCTATTACCACCGCAGTTAAATCGCTAGTGATATCGTCAAGATTATAATCTGATAATACACATCTTTCATCTTTTCCGAAGAAGTTAGTCATGTAGGTAGCATCGCTAACACTTGAGCTAAGATATGTACTTCCGTGATAACTTTTTACAAATCCTAAAAATTTATTTCTGTTATTACCTTTTTGTAAATGATATAATTGTGCTAAACGTAGAGCACCTTCAATTGCATCACTTCCGCTGAGTGCGAATACACTTCGAAACCCTCCACTGATCTCAAATAATCTTTCGCTGAGTTCGATTACAGAATCGTTAGTGGTAAAAAATTCTCCGCTACAAAATGGCATATCGCTCATTTGTCTATTGACGGTATCAATAATGTCTTGTCGTTGGAACCCTAAAGGAAAACAACCGCAGTTTCCAAGACTAAGATCTATAAGTTCTTTACCTTGAGAATAAAAACCAAATTTTGTATATTGTTCTATCTTTCTTATTTGTTGTGTAGAATTGATAGCGTAGGGAAATATTAGTTTTGATGTCATAAAAAACTCAGAGATAGTGAAATTCGTTTAGAGGAAGGATCAAGATTTTCAACTGCATGAATAGTCTTGGTATTAATTCTATGCCAGCGATGTGGCTGTATTTTAATTTCTTCGATCAATTCTAAACGTTCCTTTGAAAATATAGTTCTTTCATAGATCCTGAGATGTTCAAATTCTGGACGAGCCTTATAGAAGCAAGTTTTAGAATCTCCTCCGGTGGCTATGACATAATTATACGCGAAAGTTCTCATTTCGTCTATATGCGGAGTTACAGTAGTTCCTCCGTACATGGCCTGTATACTTACATGTAATATATCTTTGCTGATATTTTCTTTTGCCCATTGATTGATTTCGTCGGTCACTTCTAAAAAATCAAAAGAAGCTAGATCGCTATAAAATTCGTGTGCCTGTTCTAATGGATAACCTAACGAATCCGTCGGATCGTATTTGATATCAGTGATGGCTTTGATTATCTCATCAGCACGAGGATTTCCGAATTTCTTAATGCTGTCAATAAACGCTGACGAATCGTGAAAATTCTGGATTGGTTTGTCGACCAAATCCAGAACCTGTTGTGTTAGATGATTGGGTAAATTTGGAAATTCTAAATAGTTGAAATACATCAACTATTTATGAACCAGTTTTTACTTATTCGATGATGCTGATAGTGATAGCGATTCTTTTCTTTACAGGATTGATACCTTCAACGCTGTGTATTCTTGTGGTATCTAATGTATGCCATCTTTCTGATTGTATGTCTACATCGTTAGAAACATCCAATTTTTCATAAGGAATCACGGTAAACGGAGTGGCATTTTGACTGGAATTTTCTGCCTTGACATTATAGAATACTGTTCTAACGTCGCCGCCGGCTTCGATAATATAATTTAAAGCACCTTTTCTTATTTCATCGATATGCGGTGGAACATGACTACCAGCTGTCATAACCTGTATGTTCGCTGGTTGATCAGAAACATTATCTCTTAACCAGACTGCTACTTCTGCAGGAACATCAAAAACATAGTAATCGCAAATAAAGGGAAAATGGGCTTTGCTTTCATTATAATGCCAGCCTAGGTTGTTTGTTAGATCTACGTCTTCTGTAATGGCAGATACTACCGCTTCAGAAGCTTTCATCTGAATATTTGTAGCCTGTAGATTATCCCATTCTTTCTCTACAGTTTCTAAGATCAGAGCTTTTAACTCTGGTGGTAATGCTGGGTAAGATACGTATGAAAAGTCCATGTTTATTCCTTGAGATTTTAACTCTTGCTGTATATTTATATTTTTTTGCCCTGTTAGCTCGGTATTAAATAGCTTAATATTGAGGATAAAAAGATGAAAATCGTTATAGTTGGAGGAGGAACAGCTGGTTGGATGGCAGCAGCTTATTACTCTAGGTTTTTAGAAAACTGCGAAATAATAGTAATTGAGTCTAGTAAAATACCGCGCATAGGAGTCGGAGAAAGTGTTACTCCTCACGTAGCCCAATTCTTTAAAGATCTGGGTTTCGACACACACGAATGGATGAGTGCTACAGGAGCGGTCTATAAGCTGGCTAATAAATTCGCGGGTTGGAAAGACGGTAAATCAGAATATGAATATTTTAGTTTCAACTATCCTACGGATTCGAAGTTTCTTTATAAAGATATCAATAAACCTTTAAGTCCTCTAGATCTTCCGCATAACAGTAATTCGTTAACAACTGATTATCTGCTGAATTTATATAACGATAATGAAATTGATAAGTTTGACAAATATTTTAACAGTCAGTTTTACTACATGGAAAAAAATGTAGCACCTTTTGTAGGTCAAGAATGTGTGCTTAATGCTCCCTTTGGTTGGACGCAACATATTAATGCTGACAAAGCGGCTGATTTTTTAAGAGATAGTGTAGCGATACCCAATGGAGTTAGGCATATAGATGCTATAGTAACTGAAGTTTTAACTGAAGAAAATAAAATAAAATCTGTTAGAACAGATTCTGGAGAGGAATTTACAGCGGATTTATTTTTAGATGCAACAGGGTTTAAAAGACTTCTAATTAATTCCTTAGGTTGGAAATCTATTCCTTATAAGAATGCAGTTGCTGATCGAGCATGGGTCTGTCAATTAGACTATGAAGATCCCGAATCAGAAATGGTCAATTATACACAGAGCATTGCAAAAGAGTCTGGTTGGATGTTTAAGATAGGCGTGTATCATAGGATGGGCTGCGGTCTTGTTTTTGGATCTCGATTCCTTGATGATAACAAGGCATTAGATCAATACTATGAATATACAAAAAATCGTAGACGAGAACCCAGATTGATCAAATGGGAACCCAACAGATTAGAAAAAATAGGCGACGGTAATCTAGTAGCATTAGGATTAAGTGGAGGATTTGTAGAACCTTTAGAAGCCAATGCTTTATTTGTGATAATCAATAGCGTTAGAAGATTATACGACGTTATAGTTTCGTATCAAGAAACCGGTCATTACGATTTTAGAAAATTTAACGAAATAATGACGTATTCTATCGATGATATTTCTGATTTTATTCTAGTACACTACACATTAAGTTCTAGAACAGACAGCACTATGTGGCGTGAAATGAGAGAGCTTGGGAAAAAAGAAAATCATACAGAGCTTGTCTATGAAAAATATAAACATAAAAATAATACCATGCAGTCTGCTTTAGAAGGTTATACTATGTTCCCTCAATATATGTGGGCTCAATGGGCTGTACATATGGGATTAGATACTACTAAGTGGTATGATCTTAAGAAAGATGATACCTATGAATTAGCGAAATTATATTTTCTAGATACAGAAAAAAGACACAGCATAATCAGTCGTTCATTAAAGAATAATCATCAATGGCTTAAAGAAAACGTCTTTAAAAATCAGACGCCGAGTCAGTGGGAAAATCTTGTATTAAAAAATCAATAGGTGTCTATATGATCAATTCCTAGTTTTTTACGGAATTGATCTGTAAACTTTCCGTCGATTCTTAAAGCATAAGACGGTTCCATTATACGTTCTCCGCCGTGCCAATCTTGATCGTTCCACCACGCCGCTCTGGTATTGAGATAAGTTTTATTTTTAGTTTCAGGATCCCATAGATACATAGCTTTCTTTGTGTTAGGACGAATGTGTATAAATTCATTCCTATGGGGGAATGTTTGGTCCATACCGTTTTTAGCATCAAGATCTCTATGTTCAAATGGTATTCCATCTGCTTCGCAATGAAAGAATATAACTCTTCCAATATGTTCAAATATTCCTTTACCTATCAGACTTTCAACCCATGCTACCGTATTAGGAAAATACGCAGCTTCTTCTGTTAATTTACGTGCAGCGGTGCGATCGTCCCATGAGCCTTCTTCCCACAAGAAATAGTAGATGTAAGGATCATAGGCCCCCATAGACATTTTTAAATATCTAGTAAATTTATTTCTTATTTTATAGTTTTTAAAATCTCTATATAGATCTATACCGCCGAGATAGATCGGATCGTCTTTGGGTAAAGCCATAAATTCTTCCATGGCTTGGTATATTGGTTTCCAATGCAGCCTGTAGCTCATATCTTTGAAGGTAAATCCAGGAGCCATCCAGGTGCCTTCTTTGGCATATTCTCTTGCTTCGGCGAATCCCCGGATGATTTCGGGCTGCAGAGCAGCGAATGTATTCATGTCTAAATACGATTCCATGTCAAAATATGGTTGTCCGTTTATACCTTTAATCACGTTTCTATTCTCGCATTCTAAAATTTAGATAATTACTGTATGAATTTCAATTATTACTACAACAATGTGCCAGGAAGTGGACTCTGTCGCAACAATCTTATTTACACCAGTCTAATGAGCGAGGATAAAAAAGTTTTCGTACAATGGTATTACAATGACGGTGAATATCATAAAGGACAAAATGAAGTAGTTGATCCATCTCTTATGGAACAGAAATTTCAAAGAGAAGTGAAATATCTAAATTTAATGTCTGAAAAAAATCCAGAGTTAGTTCCGGAAATTTTAGACATTGATATGATTCAACGAAAGATATATTTAAAAGTACAGGGTCCTGATTTTTGGGAATTAGCTGGTTGCGAACAAGAAAATTTCGATTCTGTTTTGCCTGATTGGCAAGAACAAATGCTTAATATCGTTCAATCTCATAGAAATCTAGGTCTTTACAAATATTCTATGCACCCTAGCAGTTACTTTGTGGTAGACGGAAAATTAAAGAGTATTAATTATTTTTTCACTTATCATCAAACAGAACCGGCTATCAGCATACAAGAACATACAAGTCATATCTATAGCACCAGACAAGAAGAAATGAAAAAGGTTACTGATGCTATGGGCATAAGCTGGACTGATCCTCAACCGTTTGATCTTCTACAGATATTGTGTTGGGAAAGTTTTAGAAAAAATTATCCTTCTGATTTTATAGACAGAGTAAAATGTATAAAATAATTCCTTGGTCCAATGATATAGATCTCACTGATTTTTATAATACAGCGGCTTCCAAAGGATTCATTAATAATGCAAGCCAAAAAATGTTAGTAGACTGTTTTAACAATGAAAGAGAAAAACAGGTCTGGATTCTATACTATAATGATCGAGCAGTTGGTTCAGTAGCGGCTCATAGTTTTGATGAGATGGGGCCAAACAGTTATAGGATCGCAGCTCGCACCTGTGTATTCACTGATCAATTACCGTTAAATACATTACGGACTTCAAATCAAATAGTTACACATCAACATGCTACTAGTCAATTCTTAATACCTGCTTGTATAGAATGGGCTCCTAAGGGCAGCAGTCTTTACATTACTAGCAACGAAAATGATGCAGGTACGCAGAGATTAGTACATAGGATTTTTGGACCAGCTATGGAGAAATCTGGACAGATGAAAAGAGTTAAGGATCTTTTTTATAGAGGAACAATGCAGACCGTTTGGCAATTGTTTCCAGATAAATTTTATGAAGAATTAGGAAAATATCCAAGATGGAAATAATTGATCGAACAGTAAATCTTGTTAAAAAAACTCTGTATACATTACAGATACCTCAAAGATTAGGATTGAAAATAGTCTTAGGTAAAACAGTATCTTTATGTCATGAATGTTATAGGCACGTTCCGGGAGAAAAGTTTGAAAGAAACGGATCTATATGGTTAGGGAAAACCTGTTCTGAACACGGATATTCAGAACACATGATCGAGAGAGATTCTGAATTTTATTATGCTCTAGATTTCGATCCTTACGGATACGATGTTCCTAGCGGTATCATGGTTGAAGTTACCGATCGGTGCAATCTAAATTGTCCTCATTGTTATCATGAGCCAGAAAATAAAACTCAGGATAAACCGATCGATTTGATATTGGCACAAATAGAAGCATGGCCAGATGATGCAGGTAGCGTTATTCTAGCAGGAGCAGAACCTACGCTAAGAAAAGATTTACCTGAGCTTATAAGAAAAATTGATCAGTTACAAAAACGATTAGGTAGAGATCATCAGGATATTACTATATTAACCAATGGAGTTAGATTTTCCGACCGTCAATGGGTCAAAGAAATTAAAGAGGCTGGATGCCGTGCGGTTATGATCGGTTTAAATCATCACTCGTACCAGGGAGAAACTGTACACAGAAAACAACTAGAAGGTATTAAAAACTGCAACGAAGAAGGCATCTTTGTTTATTACGTAGGATATACCGTGGAAGATGTTAATCATTTTCCAGATGTGTTAGATGAGATACAGAGATTAGGAAATAGTGCTTGGCAATATCGTGTAAGAGCCGGCAGTGATATTGGCAGAAATCCAGACGAGCCTAGATGGTATCTAAGTGACCACGTTAAGGCTATACAAGACTATGTTATATCTAAGGGATGGACCTGGGAAAAAATTTCTGCAGATGATAACCTTTATCATTACATGGTTAAAATCAACGGTATTACACATAGACTTATTCAGTGGAGTGATCCTAAAACCATTGATCTTGAAGAACTACGTTGTGGTCCTTGGTGTGATTTTGTTCCGGGAAAACCTATAACTAATTTTTTACATCAAATTATGTTAAGAGATGCCGCTGTGAATAGAAATATGAATCTATGGGATACAGTTCCCGAACGTTATAGATTTCGCAGTAGAGAGGCTATGCGCCTAGATCCTTGATAATAAGTTCAGCTAATTTTTGATGAGCTTCTATATCGTAGTGTAAGAATTGCAGGCGTTTGAATTTATTACCCTCGCACCAATCGATATAGTTTCCATATTCTTGAAAATTCATTAGATTTTCTACGTCTGGAATGTCGTCAGGAAATAGGGGTATATGTATAAAGTCTAAAGCATATCCTGTGCAGATATTGTCAACACAGAACATTATTTCTTTTAAATTATTATAAGGTCTTAAAATATTTTTAATGTAAAGATCATTGATCGGATGTTTCATCGGCGAAGACTTTACAAAAGAGTCTATCATTCCTTGCCATTGCATACCTACCTGTATAAAATTATCCTTATCTCGTCCCAGATAAAGACCATGATCCGGATAATAAAATTCAGTTCTATCAGTACATGTATAACCAAACAGAACTAAGGCATTTGGATGTTCTTGTACTGCCTGTGTCAATAATCTTAAACTTCGACTGTTACTACCACCAGTCATTGCATAATTATAACAAGGAATATTTAATTTTTCAGCAACAATCTTAGGAAATGAAAATAACTTACCAGAAGCATCTGCTTCCTCAATAGTTACCTGCCCGTTGAGATACTGATCAAGACCAGTCATCGAACTGAGCTCGCAACCTGCCACATGACTATCACCAAATGCTAAGACACAACTAAATTTTCTCATCTAGATTTTTAACTTAAATATACACTATGTTTAATGTGATACTATTTACCGATGCTCCATATCCACATCATAAAATTCGTGGATATGGTGTTCACAGAATCGCTAGCCAAATTAGAGCCAACGGATATACCTGTTTGGTTGTTGATTTTAGTTCAGCGTTAACTTTTGAAACATATAAAGAAATTATTGATCTTTCAGTAGGTCCCGAAACCTATATGATCGGATTTTCTACTACATGGTTGCCTTATCGATTCCCTGAAAATCCAGGCGAATATACCAATCAAATTCCCGGTCATAACATAGGCGAGATGTTTGAAATGTCTAATACAAAAGAAGAAAAACACGACTGGCGAAAAGATAATCTTGTGGTAAAGTTTGGAAAGAACGAAGTAGATGAATGGCTACGATATCCTAAGACTGTTAACCCAAAAACAAAAATAGTTCTCGGCGGAGCGAAAACTGATTTTTATATGGATTTTAAAAACGTTGATCATTTTATTTTTGGTATAGCAGAAACTATGACCATAGATCTTTTGAACAGCCTAAGCGGTAGAGGTCCTAAACGTATCTTTAATTCTATAATTGACTACGATAGAAAGGCTCATAATCCCACCTGGGATTTTAGAGAAAGTTCTACTCGCTACACAGAATATGATTTTTTACAGCCGCAAGAAACTTTAAACATTGAAGTAGGAAGAGGGTGCAGATTTAAATGTGCTTTTTGTAATTTTCCATTGATCGGTCAAAAAAATATCAATGATTATCTCAAATATCCTAATATTATTAGAGACGAGTTACTAGAAAATTACGAACGTTGGGGTACTACAAAATATTTCATAGTCGATGATACATTTAATGACAGCACAGAAAAACTAGAAATGTTTTATAATGTAGTTAGAGACTTACCTTTTCAATTAAAATTTTGGTGTTATACCAGGGTAGATTTATTGTCAGCATTTCCTGAACAAATGGAATTATTAAAGGCCTGCGGACTTGCAGAAACTTTTTTTGGTCTAGAAACATTAAATGATCAAAGTTCAAAAACTATCGGAAAAGGTATGGCTGCATCTAAGAGAAAAGATACTTTATATAAAGCTCGAGAAGTCTGGGGTGATAGAGTCTGGATAGAAGGAGGTTTTATGATCGGACTTCCATTCGAAACCAGAGCATCGTGGAATCAGACCATGGAGTGGTTAAAGCGTAACGATTGTCCCTTGGATATTTCAACTGTTTATCCCTTGAACATTGTTAAAAAGTCAGAACGCAACCAATGGTTTCCTACTAGCTGGTTTGATAACAATTACGAACAATACGGTTATGTTTTTCCCTATGACGGTGTAGAAGGTATGCTTGCCTGGGAAAAGGATGATGGCACAGATATAAGATCTTTTGCCGAAGCTATGGAAATCGCTGATCAAAGCTATGCTGAACTCCAGCCTTATCAAAGAACTAGACAAGGAGATTTTTATGTTAGTTCTTTTAATCATCCGATATTAAAAGATCGAGAACGCACTATAGACATGACACCGGAAGAATATTCAGCGGTACTTTCTACGATAGACTTTGATGAATTTTTTATCAATAGTGTAACATCAGAATATTTTACACCTCTGTTAGAAAAATTAAGAAAAAATAAAAATGTTTGATGTCGTTTTATTCGCTGATACTGTACAATTCGATGTTAAAACTAGAGGGTACGGTGTACACAGATTGGCTAGCCATATAAGAGAACACGGTTATAGTTGCTTGGTAATTGACTTCAGTTCCTTGGTCGATTGGAAAATTTATACAGAAATATTAGATCGTGCTGTAGGAAAAAATACCTTGGCGATAGGATTTAGTACTACATGGATGCCTTATAAATTTCCAGATGTAGGAGTTCGAACTAGAAATCCCGGAGAGGGGGGCGAGGATCTTGATAATGAAAGACTACGAGACGATAATCTTATAGGGGCATTTTCTAAAAATTGCTACGGACCTTGGATCAGTTATATTAAAAAATTAAATCCTAAAACTAAGACATTTATAGGAGGTGCTAAAATAGATTTCTATCTTGATGCACCAGTTGATCATGTTATAGTAGGAATAGGTGAGACAGAAACATTAGATCTTTTAGATTCTCTTTCCGGTAAAAATCGTCGACTGTTTAATCGTATTATAGATCACGATCGCAAAGCACACAGTCCCGTTTGGGATTTTCGAACCAGTACAACTTCATATACTGATTATGATTTTATACAACCACAAGAAACTTTGAATCTTGAAGTCAGTAGAGGCTGTAAATTCAAATGTGCCTATTGCAGCTATCCTCTAATTGGACAGAAGACTGCAGATTATCTCAAACATCCCGATGTGATACGTAGAGAATTAATAGAAAACTATGAGAGATGGGGAACCACAAAATATTTCATAGTCGATGATACATTTAATGACAGCACAGAAAAGATGCAGATGTTTGCAGATGTTAGTCAGAGCTTACCTTTCGAAATGAAATTTTGGTGCTATCTTAGAGCAGATATTCTAGCTGTTCATTCAGAACAGATAACGTTATTGAAAGACGCAGGAATAGCTGAAACTTATTTCGGAATAGAAACCTTTAATCCTAAAACGGCTAAATTTATTGGCAAGGGAATGGCCAGTGATAGGATTATCGAAACAATGTATAAATGTAAAGATGTTTGGGGTTCAAGAAGTTATATCGCCGCCGGTATCATTGTAGGACTACCGTATGAAAGTCGAGATACTATATACCGCGCCGCTGAATTTTTTAAACAAACTGATTGTCCTGTGGATCTTGCCAATATGTTTCCTCTTAGCATTATAGGAAATCATGATTTGGTCAAGTATATGTATATGAGCGAAATAGATAAAAATTACAGTAAGTACGGTTATTATTTTCCTAATCCAGAAAAAAATTATTTTAGTTGGCGTAAAGACGACGATACAGATATACGAAGCTATGAAGAGGCAGAATCTATAGCTTCTGAAATAAACAAAACACTTGTTCCTAGAGAATGTCGGGGTGATTTTTATATTAGTTCTTACAATGACGATCGTCTTTGTGATCGAGAAAAACTCTTAGATATGACTGAGCAAGAAATAAAAAAGCTGAAAGAATCAATTAATTTCTCTCAGCTTTTTCTTGATACTGTAAGGAATGATTATTTCATTCCTTTGATTAAAAAATTAAGCGGTGAATAATTCAATTACAGCTTTGTAAGATAAGACATCACCTGCAGTATTAGTACCGGATGTATCAAAACCTATTTCAACATCATTACCATTGATTTGGGTAACTACTGTTGCGATCGGCGCAGTACCATCTGATAACAATGCTCCAACTACTAAATCTACCACTGAAGAAGTGGTATTGACGATTTTGTGTTCGGTGATACTGGTTCCACCTGCTGTGTCATTTCTTACGATCAACATTATTTTTCCGCCGATGTAATCTGCTTTAGGATAAGCAAATATTACCTGGGTTTCTGTTGCCAACGATGCAAGTTGAGTATATGTTCCGGATACAGCAGTACGATCACTGTAACTTGAGAATAAAGATACTGTAGGATCTGTTAGGTCGTATACGCCCAATGTCTGCACTGATGACTTAACTGATAACGGAGCATGAAAATCGCCTGCTCCATCGAATACAAATGATCTATCTCCTGGGGTAGTATCAGGAGGAAAATCTATCATAGTAACAGTTTGAATATTACCCGAACTAGGAGTAGTTCTTGGATCAATCAAGAAATTTAGTTGGCTAGCAAATTGGTAATCGACACCGTCATATGCTTCGTATCTTAAACCGCCTAATGTATCTCCTGCTTGGACGATAACCGGAGAAGTCATTGTACCTCTTGAAATACTGACTTCTATATCTAGACCAAGAACTCCGTCAGTGGTTCCGAAACCCTGTACCAATCTTTGATCAGAAAAAACTCTTAATGTGCTAGGAATGCCAGCAGTACCAATATCAATAGGACTATCAATTCCGCCGAATACTCTCTTACCGATAATTTCGCCGTTGGCTGTGATACTAAGTCCTGCATTTTCTACAGTTCCATTTAATGTAGCTGTTTCAGAATTTAAAACGATCGAGCTGTTATCTGGAGAAAATACATTACCTTTAATGGAGCCTTCTAGGTCACCACGTAGATAACCGTTGTCTGCATCTACGATCACAGTACTGTCTGCGCCATAGATGTTGATCCTATAATTGCTGCCTTCAACAATACCATCGCCACTACCACCGGTCCCTGTGCCGATCGGCACTCCCGCAACAGTAGATCCGGCTGGTAGATTTATAGTACTGCCGATAGATACTATTTGTGCTGCCCCTAAGTATAATGAAGGACCAGCTAGGTATAATTCATTGAATCTAAAAGTGGGGTTTCCTAGGTCGTAATCTCCGTCGGTGCCGGGTATCACGTTAGTTTTAACTGTACCGTTTAGATTGATACTACCATCGATGCCGTTTAATAATCTTGTTGAATCGTCGGCGAAAAAAGAACCCTTGAATGCCGAGGCACCAATGGTTCCTTCATAATTTGATAAATCTGGTTCTACGTTGGCATTAATTCTATTGGTAACTGAATCATATGTAAACGAAATGCCGTTGTGAACACCTTGTGTAAAAACTTCAGCAGCTAAGTCTTTGATAGTTCCTGAGCTGTAGTTAATTACTGGAACGCCACCCTGTGTGGTACCATCCCCGACAAATATAACTTTAGTGTCGGTAACGTAGATTAGCTCGCCGGCCGCCGGTGTTATCTGTTGCCTTTCGGCGTTATTACCTCTGCGAATCTGTAAAGGCATGTTTTAAACTCCTGGACAAAAAATCCTATTTCAATATATTTATGCCAGCAGTTCCAGAAACTGAAATCAAAAAAATAGGGCTCCTAAGAGCCCTATAAAGTACGTAGATAATGTCACATTGTAGGACCGTTGCCGTTCCTAAAACCTACTGTACCGCCTTCTTCTTC